AGGAGTAATAAAATGAAATATGGAACACTTATAGATATAGTAGATGTTTGTAGACACTTAGGCGTTAGCGAACGAGCAATAAGGCATGAAATTAGAATGTTTCCTGATAAGTTCCCTTTTGTAACACAAATTGGACAAAAACTTATTGTGCATAAATCACTTTACAGGAGATGGACTCATGCAGGTTCAGGGCTATTTAAAAGTAGACCCTTTATGGAGAATTAAAATAAAAACAATAGCCCCTGATATTTCAGGGGCAATAGAAAAGGATAAAAAAATGAAAACATTTAACAAAAAAGAAACTAAGGATATTTTAATGTATCTAGTAGGAGAACATTTTAGGAAACAAGAAAAATACCATAAGGGTTTTCAGTCTTCAGATATTAAAAAGCATACTACAAAATTGCAAAATTTATTAACTGATATACAAAACGCTGATGATATTTTAATAAAGAAAGGATTAACAAAATGAAAACAAAAATAAAAAAAATAGGATATACACCAGTAGATAGTGGACAGATAATGTTAGTAGACCCTTGTTATGTTTTGTCGAGCAAGTCAGCCCCACAGGTAAAAGGTTATACAGAGTTAATGAATGAATACAGACTGCTTTACAGACAACCTGAAGGCACTAATGGATTTGGAGTGGAATTAGAAAAAGGTAATGAATTTGAGCATGGGGTTATCGTAACAGGATTTGGGGGAGATGGTACCTATCCTGTAACAGTAGAAATTTTTAATGATAAAGATAGTGATTATTATGGTGCAACAAAGTCAGTAACCATAACTTTTATAGAAAGCGAGGACTAAAAAAATGAGTAGATTAATTGATGTAGAGACAATAGAGTTTCAAAATGTTCTTTCAAACGCTATAGGAGATGCACTTAATGAGCACCTTAAACAGATAGAAGGACAGCAAGATTCTTTTTATCAGGAGTTATTTCAAAGGCTAGAGCATATAGAAGATTGGTTATCTGAAATAGATAAAATGATAGTAAAGGTTTTATAATGCCTAAATTATTACTTTATGTTTACGCTTTTGTAGTTTGGATAGGGATTAATTCTCATGCTTTTTTTAATACTAAATCAAGAATACAAATTGAAAATTATAACAACGATAAAACTATTAGTGAATGGATTTTATATTCTTTAATGGTGTTATCTACAACTACTTTAGTGTATTTAGTTTTTTGGTTTTTGGAACAGGTGGAAGAAAAAGAATAAATAGTTAATAGAAAATAAAAAGAAAGGATAGAAAGATGAGTACAGATATAATTTATTTTTTAGCAGGAATGTTTACAATCCCTGCTACGATAATAGGTTGGGAGTATTATGCCAAATACAAAAAAGATAAAAAGCAAGAAGAAAAGAAAAACAAATAAAGTCTTAACCTTTAGGAACGCTAACAAGAGGAGTTATAAAATGTTTTATGATGTAGATAGAACACCTATAAATGTAACAAAAAAAGATTTTGTTGTTTATGTGGAAGGATTAAAAAAAGGGGCTTATACAACTTTGTCTTCAGATAATTTTAAGGCAAGAAAGGTAACAAGTTTAAGCCCTGACCAAATAATGTTTATAAAAACTAATTTTAAAAAATTAGCACTAGAGCATAACTTTGATATGCTTCGCCAAGAGTTTGTAAGCCCTTGACAAAAAAAGAAACAAAACATTATAATTATAAGTAAATATAGAAAGGAGTAAAAATGGAACTGATAGCATTATTTTTTGGAGTGTTTGGAATTGGTTTTTGGCTAGGTATTTTAATACAAAGACTAGCTATGAGAAATAACAATACTACTACACTTAACCAAAATAAAATTAAAGAAAGGAAGTAAAATGGCAGAAGAAAAGGATACTAAAGTAGACTTAGATGCTGTGCATACTGCTATTTTAATAAACGCTTTTGAAATCTTATTAGAGATAAATGAAAATGAAGAAGAAGTAAAACCAGTAGTACAAAATATTGCTGATGTTACGTGTAATCATCTTCAACATTGGAAAGATACAGGACAAATATGATACCTAAAGAAGATAGATGGATATGGCTAGAGAATAAAATAAAAACGCTTTTTTGGGACATACAATTAATAAAAGAAAAATTAGAAATAATAGAAAAGGATAATGATAATGAAAATGAATAGAAAAGAATGGGAATACGCAAACTACTTAAATGATAGGTATGATGAATTTGAAGACATTAAGAAGCATTTAGGATACACCATAGGAGAAATGTTTATGGCTACAAACCCTTCAAAGTTTAGGGCTTTACAAAACAAATGGGAACAAGTAAAAGCAAAAGAAGGGTGGGAATAATGCCAAAAGGATTTGAATGGTTTCCTGAATCTTCAGGGGCTATGCAACCACGTAGCAGGGCAAAAAATGAAGGGCAAATTGTTTTTTGTGGATTCTGCCAATGTGGAATATATGTAACTGACTTTGGTTATGGGGTAGTTACACAAACAGAGTGCCCTAGCTGTTTTAGGGTGCTTCAAAAGAATCAATTAGTATTAGACCTTGTAAAATGGAGAAAGTTTAATGGACTTGATATAAACCATGTAGGGAATATAAAAGTTGATGAAAGTAAAAAACAAACAGGTACTAGCGAGTGGTACAAATAATAAATTAAAATAATAGCCCCTGATCTTTCAGGGGCAATAGCAAAGGATATAGAAGTGGAAATAGTATTAAATGAAAATGAAATAGCAAAGAGGGAAACTATTGATCTTAGTAAGACTTTTGTAAATATGTTTTATGGAAGAACAGTTATACCTGCTAACTTAAAAAAGATAAAAGCAAAATTTGATTTCAATAAATTAGGTGTAATTATAGTACATAAAAACGCTTATGATGATGAAGCATATAGAAATCTTAAAACAATAAATGGGGCTGTTCTTGATTATGACCCTACTGTTAATGTCTATGAAATTATTGATGGGAACCATAGAGTAACAGCTTTGCAAGATTTATTTGGAGAAAAAGTTAAATGGGAATGTATTATTTTAGAAGATTTACCTTTGAAAGTTAGGGCTGAATATTTTGAATCATACAATAGTGATAGCGTAAAATTAACTTATACAAACAAATTTAAAGCAAGGTTAGGGTATGAAGAACCTGATGCTACAGCTATTAAGCGTATAGCTAATGATAATCACTTACTTCTTGCAGATATAGATGTTCCTAAACCTTCACGTATAAAATTTGGAGTATGTATGGCTATAAGCAGTTTAGAAAGAGTTTATAATACAGGTACTTTACAAGCTTGTTTGGAAATTCTTTATTCAGCTTATGCTAATACCCCCTTAGATTATTCAGCTAATGCCTATGGAAATTTGAGTATAAGGCACCTTGATAGTTTTATAAGAACCTATGAAGGGGAATTTTCTTATGCAAGGCTTGTAGATGTAATACGTCAAATGGATTCATACTTTTTAAATTCAGAGTCAAACATTAATCAGGATAAAAGCATTAAAGCAAAAATTGTACCTATGAAAATAGTAGAAAATTATAATAAACATTTAGGGCTAGACAAAAAACTTGATATGTCTAAATTGTTATTACCATTTAATCCTGCTATTGCACGACAAAGAACAAAAGGATAAGAAAATAAGGCAGGGCTACCCCCTCTTGTGCCCTGCCTATTCCACTATGAACATACATATACATATAGCAAGTTTTATATCAATAATAACTATTACATTTTTAATAATATTAAAAGCTATTCAACATTAGAAAAAAAACTGCTTCAAGGACATTGGAAGAACTGTAAAACCAAATAGCTAGGAAACAAAACTATACAAAAAGTTTCTTTTATTATATTATAAGAAAAGTAAGAGGTGGGTTTTCCCTCCTGATGGCTTGTTCCCTCCTCTTACAACCAAGTAAAAAAAGAAACAATAAAAATGAAACGTATCCAAAAGCTTCCACAATACTTAACCCAAGACCAAACAAAAGCTTTTGTAAGGGTAGCTAATAGCTTTCAAGAAAAAAAGTTGGCTTTCAGGAAAAACAATGTTTTGCTTTGTATAAAGCTTCAGCTATATGCAGGGTTAAGGGTTCAAGAAGCTTTAGACCTAAAGCCTGAAGATGTTGTCTTAGGGGAAGGCACAAAAGAAATAAAAGTTGTTCAGGGCAAAGGTAACAAAGATAGGATAGTTCCTATGGCTTCTGCTGTAGTAGATATCATTAGCTTTATTAATAGTTACCTTAAACCAAAACCTAATGTCCCTTATATTAACTTTAAGACTAGAAAGCCTGTTTGGGAGTGGTATAAGAAAATTGGCGTTGAAGCAGGGATAACTAACTTTAAAGGTACGCATACACTAAGACACACTTTTGCAAGAAACTGTTTAAGGAATGGAGTGCCTATAAATGTTTTACAAAATTTGTTAGGACATTCTTCTATGCAAACTACTTTAGAGTATTTAAAAATCAATCCTTCAGCAGAAGAATTAAATTTAGCTATGGATAAAATAAAAGAGGAAACTGAATAATGTTTATTTTTAAATTACTTTCTTTGCCTTTTGCTATAGTTTCATTTTTGATGTCTATAGGAGTGTTAGTTTTTATAGGATTTGTAATATATGGACTTTTATTTAATTAAAGGAGACAAAAATGGTTAATGAAAATGATATACAAGTGCTTCAGCAACAGTTGATAGATGAGATGATAGATAAATTAGCAAAAGAAACACGTGCCCTTGAAAAATGTATAAGAACTGTAAAAAAATATGAATCTATCAGCTCAAGGGCACCTGTTTATTTTGCTAAAAAAGAAATCGAAAATATTAATAATAGAATGAAACATATATATTCAGATGCTATTAAATTCAATATGTGGCATAAAGCCTTCGAAGTTCAAGGCTTATCCGAAGAAGATATTTTTGTAGAATTAAGGGGATTATATAAAAATGAAATAATAGGCAGAATGGAGGACAAAAATGGTAAATGAAAATGATATGCAACCACCTGAAAATTCAGGGGTAAATATAATGAATGGCTTTGCTCTTGATGAGCAAAACCAAGATGGGTTCTTTAAAACCACTAGAGTTTATTTAGAACCTGCTAAAAGTAAAAATCAGTTATTAGGAACTTCTATAGTTAATACTGAACAAGCTATGGACACAGCAACTATTTTAGCTAAAGCAGAAAACACTAGAAATAGAATTGCAAGAGTTGAAAACAAAAGTAAAAAGAAAGAGCCCCCTAAAAGTAAAAAAGAAGATGGTATAGATTATACAGATATGACTTATGCAGAAACACACGTATATAAGTTTTTAGAAGTATCAAAGTCTATTAATGGTATAGCTAGAAAAGAAGGGGTAGGAATCTTAACAGGAAACTATCAGCCTTATATAGATAGAGGGGCTTCAAGCTTCTTGCCAAGAAAGAAAGGATAACAAATGAATATATTTAGGTTTTTGCCAAATGGCTCTGCTGAAATACATAAAGGGGAATTAAGAAATAGGGTTTTATATGTAAGCCCTAAAGAGTGTTATGGTATGAAGACAGAAGCTATTGGTTACATTTGGCGTTCAAGGTTGTTTGGTTTTTTAAAGCCAAAGAGAGAACAGATAGTTACAGTTAGGGTAGGAGATGGAACCCCTTTGTCTCCATTGTCTGAAAGGTATTTGTCGGAGAACCCTGTAGATGAATATGATTTAAGGGATTATGAAAATGAGTTTTTTTTATCCACACAACTTGATGTGGAAAAAAAGAAAAAAAGCACAGAAAGAACTAACTTAGATAAGTTGTTATTTGTATTAATAGGATTTGCTGTAGCTGTATTTTTAATAATAGCTGTTGGTAAAAACTTTACATCTGTCCTTGATGGATTTTCAGGAGAAAGTGGTGCAACTAATTTATTTTCACAAGCACCTATAGAAAAATAAAATGGAATATATTGAAGCAATAGAATTTAAGAAAGGAATTGATATGAAAGAAGGAGCACCTTTGAAGGGTAGAGTATGGAAGCTAGAAACACAAGTAGAAGAATTGCAAAAAGAGTTAGCTATACATAAAGCACAAATAAGAAAATTATTTAATATAACTACTAAGCTAGGAGAAAAAGTTTATGGCACACCTGACTAATGGACACAATATAGATTTGAAAAAATATTATCCAAAGAGTGCTTTGATTGGATTTGGCTTGTTATTTATTTTATCAGTAATCTTATTAGTGTTTCCTTCTACATATTATTTAGGGTTCTTTATGTTTTTGTTATGTTTAGTAGGTGGAGCAGGGTTTACTTTAAGAAAACTTAATAAAGAACTAATAAAGGTTTATCATTTAGTAAAATATGATGATTCAGTTTTTGAATGGATAGAAAGGTGGGAGCCAAGAAAACAAGTGGAAGAAGGTATGTCTCCTGCTTACTTTTATAAAGTTGGCAAACAGCTTGTACCTGTAATAGACTTTATTGACCCTGATAACCCCAAACCATTTAGACCTTTTGAATCTACCTTTAATTCTGTTCAGTCTATGGACATAGGAAGAACGACAGACCAGTCTTCTGCTGAAAGAATGTTAAATACTAAAAGTAGTTTATGGTCAAAACAAGAAGTTAGGCTTGTTACTTATTTAGCTATATTAGGTGGAATAATGTTTGGAATAATAGCAATAACAGGTGGCGACCCCCCACCCCCTGAAATAATCCAATGAAAATTAACAGAAAGTTTTACGAAGAATTTTTAGAACTACACAAAGGTTCTCCAACTTTTACTTGTTATAGGTATAAAGAAGTTTTGTGTAAGGTTTGTATAAAGCTAAAGTCTCAAACCCCTTGTGAAATTTTAGCTTGTATTGATTGTAACCAACATTTGTTTCCCTTAGATTTTAAACACTTAACTAATTTTGAATAAAATGACTACTGAAGAAAAAGACAAACAACCTGAAAGCAAATTACTTGTAGACTCCTCGGTACTAGGCGTGGAGGGAATAAGAGGGTCAGGCAAAACCCTCTTTGCGACATACCTCACGCTTCATGCCCAAGAGGTCTTAGGTGCTAAAGTTTTTCATAATGGGGCATTATCTTTTGGGGAGTACATTCCAGTAGAAGATTTGATTAGCTTGGGAGACAGACTTAGGAACGCTATTATATTTATTGATGAAATACAAACCTTACAGGATAGCTACAGGGCTACAGGTACAATGTCTTACCTGTTTACCCAAATGCTTATGCAACTAAGAAAAAGAAAAATTATTATTATATGGACTTCACAAAACATTAGGCAATTAAATTCTCGGTTATTGTGGCAAACAGATTTTCTTTGTAAAACAAAGTTTGATAAAAAGAATAATATTTTATTTTGGGAAATGGTTTCCCAAGGTAATGTAGCCCCTTATGGTATGAAAAAAATTGGTAGAGTTTGGAGAGTAAATAGGTTTTTTAAATATTACGATACAGACCAATTAGTAGACCCAACAAAAGCAATAACACTAACTTCAGAAGGTATCAGAGAAAACAAAGAACAAGAATTAAAAAACAAATTTTATGAAGTTATGAAAGAAATAAAAAAAGCAGGGTATGATGATATTTACTTTAATGATATTCAGACTGTAATGAAAAACAATGAAATACAGATTACAGATAAAAAGCTAGGCACTTGGCTTAAAGATACTTTTGGTGCCCCTAGACGAACATCTAATGGAAGAATATACTCTATAGACAACATATAATTTTAAAAACTACTACATCTTGTGGTTTGATACACAATCTCAATTCTATTGCATTATACATTTTGTTAGTGTATATATCTAAATATATAAGATTAGTTATAAGGCAAGATGTATTTCTATAACCTAGGTAAAGTTGCGTTTGCGTTCATATTTTGTATGTTAGCATTTGCTTTTTTCCTTCCCAGTATTATTAGTACTGGGGAATCTGCAAGACTTACTTCAGCTACAGTCCCCTTAAGTTGCACAACAGGTAATACTGCTGTGAGTTGTAATATACAACTTCAAACTTCAGGTGGAGTTCCAAGCCCTAGTGCTAATACCACTATGGAAGGAACAACTGTAGTAGAACAAACTCCTGCTGTTATAGACAGAACTTCATCTACTACGCTTTCTACAGACCAATCTTATATTACTGTAGCAGGACTAACTGGCAACACTACTTATACCTTTAATGTTACTTACCCTCAAATTAATGCAGGAGTAGGTACAGGGTTAAATTCCTTATTAAGAGCACTACCTCTACTTGTCGTTATTGGAATGGCAGTTGTTTTAGTTTTAGGAGGTGGGCGTTGGCTCTCAGCAAGTTAGAAAATGGTCGAACTGTTATGTATTTAAACATACAAAGTAAACAAACCCTTACACACTACGTGAAAGGTATTGTTTAGATAGGAGACACACTATGTCTGCCCAAATGAAAGGCATCTTGAGTGCCACAATTGTGCTAATAGTTTTCTTAGCGTTACTTCCTACTATTGTTACCTCGGTATCAACTGCCGCAGGAACAACAGGACTATCAGCTAGTGCTATTGCAATAGTAAACCTTATACCTTTGGTGGTAGTAGCGGGGGGAATATTTCTTGCTACAAAAATCGCTTGGGATAAGTTTGGTGGTAACTAATAATATAGAGACTACCTCTATGATACTTAGGAGGGGAGACTACTCACCCTTTGTTTCAAAGGAAATAGACTTCCCCCTAAGTATTTTTTTTTACAAACAGTTATAAGGAAACAGCATTGAATTTAATATTTGTTATATTAGGCACAGTATGTGCAGTTTATTTAGCAGGAGAAGTTTCAGGTACAGCTAATGTGCCACCTATAATGATTGGGATTTCTTGGTTTTTTGCTTTAGGAATGGCTATGTGGACAATATTAGAAGCTTGGTTGTTGTTTCAAGAGAATCAATAGTGAAACGATTATTTTATTTATTTATATTTACATTTGTAAGCTTGGTATCAATATCAAGCACAAATTCTATTTATGCACAACAACCTGTGATAGGTGGGTGGTCTTCTGACCCTAACTGTTCTTTTAATGGTGGGGCTATTGGAGTTAATTGTTATATTGCCAACCCACCTGCTATAACTGGAGATGTAAATGGAATATTAGAAGTAAAAGGTTTTGAAAACGTATATACATTTGGAGATGCTTTAGTAGTTGCAAGATACAGATTACCTATGAGAGACTTGCCTTTATTAAACAACCCAAGTAACACTCCACCCTCTTGGGGCTCTACTTGGTGTGATTTATTGGCAGATAACACTAATTGCCATGTAGACCCACCTAACCCACCTTATATTCAAAGTATAAGCCCTGCTATAGGAATAACTAATACTGGAGCAAGGGTAAGTGATTATGGGTTAAACCCTTTAATACTTGGTTATTGCAAAGATACAAGAACTTCAGGACAATGGAATAATTGTTGGGACACTACAACATCTTTACAAAATTTTTCTTTACAACAAATTTATATGCCTAGAGTGGGGTATGGTTTAGTTTCTTTATATTCTTCTTCACAATCTTCTAGCAGTATAATATTTGGAGAACAAACAGGAAATTTTATTACAGGTTTATCTGAAGCAGGTAGGGTTTGTTTATATCCTAATAAATCTATATGGGGTTCTGTTACTTCAACTACAGCTAGTTGCAGGGTAGTAGAATGGGTTTCAGAACAAAACCCACCTGCAACAAACACAGAACCATTAGTTCATACAGACTTTAGAAAAACTGTTTTAGATATGACAAAAAGCTTAGAATCTAATTTAAACTTAGGAACTAATTATATAGTTAGTGCCAACGAAAAAGTAACTGTTTTAGGTTCAACATATATAGCTGAAGGAATACCAAGGGCAAACGAAGTATTAAGTCCTATATATGAAATTGGTGTTACTAAAGCAATAACTGAAACACACTCAAACTCTAGTGCTTTACCTTTACAAAGTAACATAGACACAGCCTATGCAAACACTTCTTTAAAAAATAGCTTTGATAATGTAGGGCAATTTTTTATGGGGTTTCAAGGCGTAAATACAGGGCTGTGGGTTATAGTAATGCTTGTAGTAATTGTAGCTTTGTCTTTTGCTTTTACATACGTGCAGGGTTTTGGTTCTGGTGGGGGAAGAATGGTGCTTGTATTAGGGACAACTCCATTGTTTGTATTTATGTTTGCAGGGTTCCCAAGCGTAGCCTTTGTATTTACTTTTATAGCCTTGATTTCTGTCTTTGGTGCATATTATATATTTAGTAGGGCAGGGTAATGAATTATAGAGTAACAATTACACTTCTTGTTCCTTATTTTGTAATGGTTATATTAGGAGTGATATCTCAAATGTCTTACACCCAAAGTGGAGGAGCAGGAGAACTGTCTACGTTTTTGGCTGATGGGGGTAACCCTGATTTAATTATTTTTGATTCTCCTAAAATATCTTCAGATGCTTCAGGAATAACAGGGGTTTTTCAAAGTGCTTATAATTTAGCAAATGTTACTTTAGGGGCTTTTACATCTCTTATAAGAATGGGGACATTAGATTTTGATTTTTTTGACCAACACCCATTTTTTACTTTAGTTAGATATGTAATGTTATTTATGTGGGCACCTTTTATAATTCAATTATCAATAGATTTAATGAAAGTATTGTCAGGAGTATTCAGATTTTAAAAAAACTATACAATTTAAGGCACGTTACTTTTAAAAGCATAGGTAAACACACACTTAGGGTTTTAGAAGACCCTAAAAACACAAGGAACTTTGCTTTTGCAGGTTTGATGTTAATAGTTGCAATAATAATTAAAGGAGATGTTTCTGTAAGGTGTTTAAGTGCTTCTTATGTTTCTAATACAGAATATTGTTATTCTTTTTCTGTAAATGCAAGTAACAGTTCAGTTTCAGGTTATAGTTATTTTGATTTTCCTTTACGAGTTAACCTTCCTTTAGATTCATGGTCTTTTAGTGAAAAAATAGATAAAGCAAATAGTGGTGGGGGTATATATAGAAAGGCTTGGGACATTAATGCTTATCAAGGTTCTAACGCTAACCAATTTGATATAGTAGCACAAAACCTTAATAGTTCAGGAGCAAACCCAGTTTATGTAATACAACCTTTTATTCAAAACGCTACTACTACAACTACAAATTATAATTTAGGTAACAAGTCTGCTAAACGAGACCAAGGGCTTTATTTTTATAGACCTGTAGATACTGCAACTATAATGGACTGCCACAATGGGGATTCTCCATGTGTAACAAACCCTATTGATTACTCTATAAACTTTAGGATTGAAGCAAACATAAAACCATTAAATTCAGCAAGTGATTATGTTACTACAAGTGGAATTAATATACCTACAAATGAAGCACAAACATTAATTTGTGATACTGCTGTAACTAATCCATGTTATTCTGATTTGATTTCTAAATATAATGAAACCTCTAATACTGGATATAGGTTAAGAATAAAAAGGCAAGAATCGTTAGGTATTTTATATACCTATTTAGTTTGCCAGTTAGATTCTGATATTCAAGAAACAGCCTTTACTTCATTTGAAGGTAAAAACTCTACACAAAATGTAATGTACAAAACATATTTAGACTTAAGTGGTAATACACAATTAGATTGTGGTTACACATCACAAGGGACATCTTCTTTTAGTAACAATTCAACCTTAACTTCAGCAGGAGCAGGGCACTTACTTGTAGCCACAACAAATAATACAAATTTAGAAATTTGTAAAAATTGCTATAAAACAATGTTATATGATGTTAAGTTTTCAAATAAAACAACTAATACACAAAATGCAAGATATATGATGAACGCTAATCAAACTAATGAAACAAGTTCAACTGTTCCATATACTTCACAAATAGAAGAATCAACAGGGAATTATGTAGATGGTGTAGGCACAGGTATTAATTTGGTTTGGAGTATGTCTACTACTAATTCTGCAAACGATATGAGTGTAACTACTACAGATGCAATTCAGCAATCTGCTTCTCAAATGCCTATACAGTATTCGTCAAACGTAGCTTGGGTTCCTAATTTTTATGGAAGTGGAAACCCTGTGGCTTTAGCCAATCCTGATAGAGCCCAAAACTCTTTTCTTTATTGGTTATATGGAAAACCTGCAAGTTGGGATATTCCTGATAATTTTTATTACACTATGCTTTTTTTAAGCATAGGTAGTATCTTTGCTATGATGATGTTTATGCTAACTAGAGAAGTGTTTATAGCTACAATTATTTTAGGTATGCCATTATTGTTTGGAATTACACAAGGGCTTGTTCCTTTGTGGTTTGGTTTTGTTTGGCTACTTAGCGTAATGGGTGTTATAAGTGGTAAATCGTATTTTAGAGGAATATAATGTCAAGTAAGAATATATTTATATATTATGCAATTCCTCTAATATTAGGAACAAGTGCAGGGTTATTAACCTGCCAAATAGTAATAAATAAAATTTTAGGAGTAATAAATTGAAA